TCCACTCTCGTAGATGTGCGCGTGTTTCGCGGTGTTCTTCAGCACCACGACTGCCCCGAACTCGCCCCCGTTTCGAATCTGAATTTGCATGTGATCCGCGAGATTGCCGCTCACCCGTGGGTAGTCAATGCTGTCCTTCGCCTCGTTGGCCGCGTGCAGCACGATGCCGCCCGCGTCGTCCGCCAACTCCCGAGGGAGGTTGCGTAAGTCGCGCAAAAGTTCGTCCAACCCGTTGAACGTAACCGACGCGCTCACAACACAACCTCCACCGCGACCAGTTTCATCTCCCGTGTGCGCCCGTCCACCTGATGCACGCCCGTCACGTTGGCCGACCGGACCCGCCGCGCTTGATCCGTCCAGCGCAGACGGGTCTGCGTCGTGACGCCGGCATGAAACCGCATCCGCACAATCAGCGCGTCCGTGGCGATCACGGACCCTGACCGAATGCGCTCCAGGTCACTGGCCGCGCCCGACTGAATCTCGGCCTTCATCGTGGCCGGTGACAACGGGGTCTCTGTGTCCTCGTGGCCCCCGTCGCCGTCAGGGCTGGTCGTCACATGAAACAGCGACACGCGCTCGCGTAAGCGTCCGATGTTCATGCGATCACCGGCGCCCGTGTGCGTGCGAGGACGCGCCCCACGGCCTGCCACACCTTCTCGTCCGGTTCCATATCGTCGCCCCGGTGTTCCCAGAGGTGCGTCAACATCAGGAGCACGGCCGAGCGCACCCGCGACGGGACCGTGTCCGACGTCCAGGTGACATCAGACAATTCCGCCAGGTAATCCGTGATGATGTCGGTGGCCTCGAGCACCTTGGCGACAATCAACCTGTCCTCAGCGTGCGTGGTGATCTCCAGGTGACGCTTGGCATGGCTGAGATCGACGAGCATCGGCATCAGGCCACCCCTTCCGGTTGCCAGGCACGCGAGGTGAACTGCGAATCGTTGACGACTGCGCTCGCGGTATAGAGGCCGCTTTCCACCCCGACGTGGCGAACAAGGTGCGGTTCGCTGACATAGCCGAACCGCGACGCCGGCCAGCGGTCGAGCGCCCAGTAGCCGATCAACTTGTCGAACCCCTTGTCTGGCTCGTTCTGAAACCTGGCGCTTCGTGGTCGCCAGTGCTTGCCTTTCACCGCCGCCCAGGCCACACAGTCTCGGGCGTCCTCCGCGCGTATGGCGATAGCTTGCGACCCCCGCTGTTCCTGAAGGTCGTAGAGCGCTAGACCAGGCGCACGGCCTGGACGCCTTCCACGGCCGAAGGCGCAGAACCGATACACATGCACGTCCTTCCGCTGGTGTCTATCCAGCCACCGCAGCACGGACCCGGGGAAGTCGTCACAAACGTCGATGTCGTCCTCCAGCATGAGCAGCCACTCCGCCGGGGCCACGTCGAGCACCGCAATCTGCGCGAGGCCGTTCGCGTTCGGCGTCCGGCGTGTCGTCGGCACATGACGCACGACGGGATGGCTGCCGATTTCCTTTGACAGCCAGGCGTCATCAGGATCCGTCAACACCAAGTGGATGGACTCGGCCGCGACGCCATGCGCGAGTAGGCCTCGGACGGTGCGGCCCAGATAGTTCTTCTTCGGCGAGCGGTTCGCCGTGCGGATCGTGATGGTCAGCCTACGCATGGGCGTACACCTGATGCGGGGCCTGGAGCGCGCGGATACCCAGGGATCCGTAGTCCTGGCGACTCGCGAACACGCGGCGAGCCGTGGCGATGTGGCGCCGCAACTTGTCGACCGCCGGCTGATACCCGTAGACCGTCTTGGCATTCACGCCGAGAAACGGCGGTAGATACGCATACCCGCCATAGGTGCCGACGAACTTCGACGCCCCCGCAATGACCCGTGTCTGCACGTCCAAATTGGTGTCCGGCGTCAGGCGATCCGCGATCCGGTGCAACCGTGGCGACTGCACCTCCGCACAACTGAACTCGTGATGGTCGTCACACTGGACCCCCGTGTTCATGAGCACTACGTGGTGCTCCTTGAGCAACCCGCGCACCGCGTCAGAGACGATGCGCCGCGTCTCGGGCGAGCTCGGGCAGATGGCGCTGGTATAGAACCGGACGGCCACATACCGATCGGGCAGCCCATCCAACGGTGTCACCGGGCGGAACGGATAAGGCCGCATGTACTCCAGGAACTCCGGTGTCCACGGACGATGCGCCCAGAACAACTGATACATGAGCGACGGGTGCAGGATCTCCACCTCGCCACGGAGGTCAGGCGTCAGGCGCTGCAGAATCTCGTGATCGAGTGGCCCCATCCAGAAGTGCTTCATCGCCCCTGTCGACGCGATCCGCGCCTCGTTCCCACGTCGGAATTCCCCCGGCGCCATCACGGAGAAGATGTCCAGGTATCGACTGGCGAGGTGCGCGTACCACGACTGCGCGCCCCCGCGCGAGATGACAATCAGCCGCTCAGGGTCGAGGTGGTATTCGCGCTGTGCCCACGCGACGAACGGGATCCAATACAGCAGCTCGTAGCCGACCTCCGTCAGCCACGGGCCGACGAGAATCGGACCGGTCCCCGTACGCATCCGTTCCAGTGTGGCGTGCAGGTTCTCGATCGCGGCGTGGCCGAGGGCGGGATCGACCTTCATACGTAGTCCACCCATCGCCGAAACACGGGATCACGGCGCTTCTGCTTCTTCCATCGAGGCACGTCAGCTGGATCAAGCGCAGGCAGTAGTCCAGCCTGCACGAACACCAGATTCGAACGGGTCGAGGCCGTGAGCGTGTAGCCCTTCCGCTTGGCCAGGCGCGTCAAGGCCAAGACACTCGCCCCGTAGTAGTTCGTGCCGTCCCACGTCCGGTCCGGGTCATAGGGCACCACCCGGGACTTCGTCGGCCCCCACTTGGGGTTGAACTCGATCACCACGACCCGAGGCGTGAAGAGCAACGCCTCCCAGACCCACAAGTCATTCCCGTCGATGTCAATCGACAGCAAGTCGAACGCCATCGGGACGTCATAGTCAGTGAAGACGCGATTGATGTTCTCGGCCGTGAGTCGGATGTGATGCACGATCGGCGAGAGCGGCGCCGCGTCGAAGAGCACCACACGCCAGTGCTCCGAGAGACGGAAGTGAGCGGTATTCGACCCGTGCAGGCCGTCGAGCGCCCCGAACTCCACGGCGACACGGTTCGTTCGGCCAATCCGATCGAAGATCGATACCAGGACGCGATCCTCTTTGCCTTGCGCCAGGAGCGTCGTCATCGCGCCTTGCTCAATCCGCCGGTTTCGTAGGCGTAGCGCTTCTTCGGCGCGCGATACCAGCTCGGTTTGAGCACCGTCACCCGCACACCCCGCCCGCGCGCGAAGCCGATCCAGTAGAGAATCCCCCGGTGATCGAGCATGTGCGCGATACGCTTACTCTCGACCCCGTGGCCGTGCAGCACGATGTGGTCGTAGCCGCGCAGGATCGCGTAGGGGATCATGTAGTCAACCTGGCACGTCCAGTGGTTCCCCTCTTCGTTCGGATCGGGCGGAAACGCCGCCTCCACGTCCTCGATCGGGAACCGTCGCGAGGCCGGGATCGTCTTGTCCACGGTCAGCATCCAGAGCGGTCGGCCGTTTGCGGGGAGTGTGCGATACCACGCGAGCGTATTCGGGCGCTTCCGCTGGACTCCGTCATAAAACGGCTTCCGTTCTACGGGATGCAATTCAAACCATTCGTCCCAGTCGTCCAGGCGCGCGCCGCGCTTGGTGTACTGCTGCTGCGTATGCGTGCAGACCCAGAGATCCGCGTCCGGAAATTGCACCTTGGGCGACACCGGCTCAATGACCTTGCCGTGAATCACGACGGTTTTCACGACGCCACCGCCGCGGCCTGAGGCACGATCGCCCCGAGAAGCAGCCCGGGATACCGATCCAGCAACACGCGGAGGGCACGTTGGTCGGCGTCCACATGGCCACGGATTACCTGGAGCTTCGGCAGGTAGTGATAGCCCGCCGACCACGAGAACCCCGCCAAGCGGACCCGTGAGGCCCCACTCCACAGGGCCAGCGCCACCGTGAAGATGCCCGCCGAGCACGCCGTATTGACGCCAGGGCTATGGTCCCGACGATCACAAATGGTCTGTTCGATCCACCGCTTCACCGGCTTGTCGATGACCGACCACGACTCGCACGAGGCGCCCATTTTCCGGAGACGTGTCAGTGACTCATCCTCGGTCGGACGGATCGGGCTTCGAAGAAACGCGATGTGTTTCACGGCCCGGTTGGCCCCCTGCCGGCACATGGTCAGATGGAGGCTCGCCGCCGACGGCTTGCTGTTGAGCACCCAGATGTCCGGCACGCCCGCGACGCTACTGATGGCCCCGTTCACGCAGATCACGACTTCGCCCGGATCGGTCCTCGCGTGCTTGGTAGGTAGCGGCGCAGAGCCGACGACCACGCAGCGCCGATTGCGCACGATGGCCCCGAACGCCTCTAGTTGCGTCTGGTCTGGCGTGGTGGTCAATGGCAGCATTACGACGCCACCGCCATGCGTTCCGCGAAGACTTCAGCTAGAGGACGCATCGGGAACGACACCAAGGCGCTCCCTGACGTGCAGTTCACGATCTCG